AACATGATAGTTGATTCTTCCATCAACATACCACTTTTGGAAAGTGTCGTAACCAGTAGAAGAAAAGTCTAACAACTTCAATACAGTGTCAAACTCTTCTCTGATTTTCTTTTTGATGTTGTCGGGTTGATCGACTTCATCAGTAACGCATTCCACAACTTTTTGGTCTGGCGATATAGTTACCGCCTCATTCACGATGTCATCTATTGCTTGTGAAACTTCTGGTTGTTGCAACATCGATCTATATTTCTGTACAAGTTCTGCTTCTGATCTTGCACTTCCGCTAAGGTCAAGGAAACTGCTTGCCGCAGTACCAGTTGCCGCAATATCAATAGACCCTTCTTCGGCACCAGGTTGAATGAAAGATGGAATATTATCCGACTTTTTATCTTCCTTGCGTTTTATTTCAAACCCAAATAGTTCAGCCATACTTTATCCTCTAATTATGGGGGAGAGCGAACTCTCCCCTAAATTATCGTTATCAATTATACGTTAGTTCCGCCATCACCAGTAGTACCGCCAGAGACGTTCCACCAATCATATGCGAATGTTACTTCAAATGTTTCAATTTCATCAGTAGTGTTCCAATCCATAGTGATGTCACCAAGATTAGTTGGAAACAAACCATTAAAGTTATAAGTTCTTAATGGCGCACCAGTTTTAGAATACTGAGTAATTTGTGCTTGGTTCTTGTAATCAACGCCAGCGGTAACATTACCTTCGTGAGAGTTGATTGCCGCCATCCATGCTTCCATAGCGTTACGAATCAAGAAGTCTTCATCATTGATAACTGTAACTGTCCACTCAGCAAATGTACGATCACCTGCAATTTTAACTTTACGACCAAAGTACGGAACTTCAATCACTCCAAGTTCAGCCGCAGGAATCTGTGCCGCCTGTACCATAAATGGTGTTTTAAGATCGCCTGCTCCATCAATAGGATTTGTAATCGCTACCTGAAACAGGGATGCTTTAGCACCCCCAAAGGTCAGTTGGCTTTTGATTTCATTTATATTGAAAGCCATTTTTTATTTCTCCTTTCTTTTAATATATTTATTAAGCCGCACCAACGACTTCGCTGAATTCTACACCTGTTCTTACCGCTACGAAGTTCAACTGAATAAAGTTGATTGATCGTGCTGGCTTGATGTAGATGTCCCCAACAAAGCTGTTTGTGTCGATAACCTGACCAGTGTTGTTAGACTCATCACAAATGACTTTAAAGTCATAAATGCCTCGTCTACCCTGTACATTTCTCAAGAATGGTTCGACCAAGTTCACGAACTGCGCTCTTGTAAACTCATCGTTAAATTCAAATAGAGATGATTTAGCCGCTCTAGCAATTGTCTTCTCAAGAACAATGAACAGTCTACGCACGTTGATTCTGTCGAACGAACTAGTGGTAGGTGCATAAGTTTTGTCACCAAATAGTACAGTACCTTGCCCTGGCTGTGTAATTACTGGATTGATGCCGTTTTTGTATAGCAAGTCTCTTTGAGATTTGTTAGGATTGAAGTTTAGTTTAACTACATTCTTAACATTACCTCTACTGTAGCCAGCGGGCGAGAACCACGGATCTCTTAGATCATCTGTTCTAGCACAAAGACCTGCGATATCGCCATTTAATGGAACCCAACGATACACATCAGAGAACTTATCGTACTGATACTTATAACCAGTGTCTACAACTGCGTAAGTACTTGCAGTTACTGTTGATGCAAACTCTACAACTTTTTGAGCCGAATTAGCCGATAATTCTGGGCTAACGAATGCTACACAGTCTCTACGAACATCAGCAATATTGTCGATGATGTAGTTCGATAATGTAGTTCCGCCTCTTGGCTTACCTTGAAGAATGAATGACACATCAACATCAGAAGCATCTTTATATAGATCATAACCTGCGGCTATGTCACCAAGACTGATGTCTATCTCTGATAGACCATCTGATCCACCTGAAAGAGTGCTATTTACAATGTAGTTAACGCCATTATCAGATATCGACGCCGCACTAGCAGTTGTTACTTTAATCCATTTAGAGCCAACACTTAAAACGTCTTCAATAAAGCTAGAAGTTCCGTCTGCGGCTTTAACGCCTGCAACAAGAGATACATTTGGGAAAGCCTCTAGAACTGTACCTGCTGTACCGCTAATTTCTCCATCAGTATCTGTAACCAGAACGTGCATAGAAGAAGCACCGCTTGGTGCAGAGTCAAATGAGTCAGAACCACCCCAATACTTTTTAAACTTCAAGCCAGAAGTTTGAATACCTTTGTACTTACCTGTAAAGTTTATAGTAGCTGTTACAAGTTCAAAAATTTCTAATTGAGCAGTTGTTCCTGCGGCTGCTCCACTAGTAAGCATGATATTAGTCTGGTTGTCATCTCCATCATAAGCTACAGCGTTTTCATATGTAGTAGCTAGTTTGATTGCATTTGTAGATGTACCTGAAGCCAATTTTGTGCCTAATGTTGCTCGCTTACTATCTACTGGAATTGCATAGTAAATCTCGCCAGCATCTACACCACCAGGTATTTGAGTAGCAGTACCAGTGAATTTAACTGGTTGACCGTCTGATATAGCTACGTCTTGACCAAGAATAATGATGTTTGATCTTAGGAGTTCGTTATCATTGTCTGTATCTTCATCGCCAGTACTAGTAATAGTCCAAGTATCTGCCGCTACAGACGTTGTATCTGTGATATCAACTGCAATATCAGCAGTTGCATTAGCCGGAGTATATGCTAGTTTAATTTTCTGAGCATCTACTCTGATTGCATAGTAAGTAGCAGTATAATCAAGATTTCCTGAAGTAGAGTCTGCCAATACTACTGGTAGGTTAGTAGCGGCAGCGGCAGCTATAGTAAATTGATCGCCAGTTTGTAGACCATGATCTTCGGCCGCATCAGCATTAATTTCGATTGTGTTGTCAGCGTGAACAATAGCCGCATTTACAAATGTAAATACAGAAGATAGACTTGAATTATCAGCCATAGTCGTTGAACCAGTAATAACACCTTCTGATGTGCTATCAACATCTGTGAGACTAGTGTATGCTTGTAGTGATAGAGCCGCTATTGATGTTGATGCAGTACCACCACCTGGTGCTACGTTACTCGCAACTTCCAATGTTTGAATAGCCTCATTAGTTACTGGATCGAGAAGTTCGATTAGATCGCCCGCATCAATGTCATTACCTTCAGTCGCATTTTCTAAGCCAGCAATAGTACCAGAAGTTGCGCCTGCGGCTATAGTAATTGTTGCGTTACCAGTACCATATTGCTTACCATTAAATGCGGCAATGCCTTCTGTGCTACCTTTACAGTAAGATACTGCTACAGAGTTACCTAGTTCACCATGATATTTGGCAGTGATATGGGTTGAGCCATCTTGAGCAATAGTCGCATATTCTTCTGCATCTGCACCTCTAGACTCTACTACACGAGTAACATAGAGTGCATCACTGTAGCCTAAGAAATTAGCCGCAGTGTAAAAAGTTTCGTGGTTAGTCCACAGTTGAGTTTGTGCCGAATCTGTATAGCGACTTGATGGTGCGCCAAATACATCTACTAGCTGATTCTCAGATGTGATAAGAGTTCTTTCGTTGATAGGCCCCCAACGGAATACACCTGCAATTGCACCTTCGGTTGTTGCTACAGCCGCTGTTGCATTTGTCAAGTCTATTTCACTGAAGTTAACGCCTGGACTTAATTGAAAAGCCATTATTTGTTTCTCCTTGTTTATTCTAAGTTATAAACTTTTGTTGTTGTTGATAGTTTATAAGCTATATTTATAATAATTAAGTTTTAGAGCAGCCAGCTATCATCATCATCAGATACTATAGTAGGAACACTTTCTTGCTTTTCGTGATCATAGCTATTAAATCCTATGGGAAGTAGGCTTTCAATCATATCATTTTCATTTCTTTGTCTTAGTTTATCTACTGTATTTATATCAGTCATTTCCTTGAAGAATGCTTGATCTACCATCCATCCAAATAAAACTAACCCCATAACTAAGTCATCATGCCTACCAGATTCTGCTTGGTAAGTCTTTCCTCTTCGTGAAAAGGTTGAAAACTCGTTTACAGTATCAAAATCATTAATAATGATCTGATCTTGCTCAATCAGCATCTTGATCATATTACAACCAACTGCTTTAACCGATTTTGTTGTTCTAATGCCTTTATCAGCATTTTTTGAAAACCCAGTCGATAATCTTTTACCCGATCTACCTGCGCTTTCTGTTAGCAACATGGTTTCACACTCAAACTCATGATGCAGTATGTCTGTCACTTGCCCGCCGATATCGTTAATTTCCACTAACGTGTAAGCATCATTATATCTTTTGAGTACATTGTGTATCGTACTCGCATAATCAATAGGAGTAATTGTGTTATCTCTATACACAAATACTTGTCTATATGGCATCGTAGTTACATCTATAACATGGAATGCCGAATAATCCAACCCCTTTCCTCTAGACACATCTGCAATAAGGCAGTAGATGTGATCTTTTTGTGGTTGCTCATATACTTTCATCAGTGGAGTTTCAGCTATTGGTCGCTGAGTAACAAGCATCTTTAACTTGCTTCCATCAATCAACGTACCCGAAGAGCCTAAAAATCCACACTCAAATTCTTGATTAAACTTTTGTTTATCAAAATCCATAGCCGCAAGTGTCTCTTGTTTCCAAGCATCGTCACGACCAGGCACTTTTTGCCACGGCACTTCCACATATTCAAAACCATTGGTTTGTTCTTTTGCGCCTTGACAGGTTTTATAAAAGTGATTCAAACCATTTGGTGTCGATGTATACAACATCTTTGTAGTCTCACCAGATGAAATGGTTGGAAACACTGATGCAAAGAACTCATCCCAGTTCTCTACGAAAGCAGTCTCATCAATATACAAGAACGAAATCGATTTACCACGAATCGCACTTGATGAAGTTGAGCCAGCAATAATTTTACATCCATTCTCAAATTCAACAGAACCTTTGTTCCATTCCATTACGCCTTGTTGCATCCATTTAGGTAACGCTTCGTATGCAATCTTGATTCGATCTAGAATCTCACGAGCCGCATCACCTTTGTTAGCAAGTAAAGCACAAGTCTTATGCTCATTAAATAGAACATAGTGTAGAATTACAGCGACAGCAGTTGTCGTTTTACCTGCCTGTCTTGATGTTACAACTGTAACTCTACGATTGTTTGTTATCTTTTCAACAATATCTTTCTGATAATCGTACAAAGATATCGGTATTAACCCATGATCCACATGAACGATTTGAATATACTTTTCTGCGAAGTATGTTGGATTCTGAGCGCACTTAACGAACTCTCCAACCATATCTTGTGTGAACTCAACAGATACG